AAACTCAGCTGGGTTTGAGTCTGTTGACGCGCCAGGAGCTGGCTCACGAAGAACATCTCAAGATATACCTGGCAGGACAGCTGGTGGTAGATTACTTGAGCCAAACCTTTCAAATGGGATTTATGAGACAATCTCAATCCCAGTCCCAAAGTTTTTTACTGCGACCTATGAAGTGACGATTTGGACCCAGTTCATGCAGCACAGCAATGAAATTTTAACAACCATAATGAGTGGTTATCACAATGTTCGCGCTAGATCATATAGGATTGAGACACCAGCAGGCTATTGGTTTAACGCCACATTTGAGCCTGCAATCGGATCAGAAAATACATTTGATAATATGAGCGATGACGAAAGAACGATCAAACATACAATGACAGTTGCAGTTCCGGCATACATTGTGCTTCCATCATCACCAGGCATTCCTAACGGGTTAAGAAGAACAATTTCTGCAACTCAATTCTCGTTTGGTCTTGTGGATGGTATTGGAAAAGAAAAGCTGGCTGGGAATGTTGATGATATGAGAATCGATTCTAGATTGTTAGACAACATTTCTACAGTTGATGGACCCATAACTGTTGGATCAATTGGAACATCTACTGCAAAACAAGCAGAAACTGCAGCTGGAGGAATTCAAGGTCATACTGCAACGCTAGATTCTCTTACCACTGCAATAGGCGGAACAGAGTCATCATCTCTGTTGTCATCTAACACCACTAGAATGCTTTCTGAGGACCCTCTGACAGGAAAGCCAATGGATGTTATGGTAAAAGTTAGACGCATCTCACAAGCGCACGGGGAGGAGGTTCTGACTACTATCACAAAAACGCTAAAATCTGATAAAGATATAAAATGATTCGTCTATTTTGATTCTTACGTGATACTTACATTTGATTAGCCTAATCTATTAGGAGCAAAACTGATGTCGGAACAAACTTTTCGTTCTCCTGGGTTCTTTGAGCAGGAAATTGAGCTTACTGCGCCTGGTGCGCAGCCCACAGGTACGCCTGGTGGATTCATCGGTGCAGCAGCAGGCGGACCTGCGTTTGTGCCGACGACAGTCGCGTCTTTTTCAGACTTTCAAGCACGCTTTGGTGGTCTTGATCCCAACTACCCAACAACATACGCAGCCAATGAATGGCTAAAACACAAAGGCGCTTTAACTTTTATTAGAGTTCTTGGCGCAGGATCAAATGCTAGCAGCTCAGATTTTGCTACCACTTTGTCTCAAGGAACTGTCTTAAATGCCGGGTTTAAGCTTTCTGGCTCAACTGCAACAGTTGCAGGTGACAATAGAGTCGCAAACGCAGTTCAGCTTCTAGTAGCACGTCATTCACTTCCATCAAGCGCAACAACTCCTTCAGAGTGGAAAGGCTTTCCAATCTTTAGCGACAATCCAAGCTTCAACCCAACATCAGGCGACACTATCAACATAGTTCGTGGTGTCTTGATGTTCCCAACAAGCTCACGTGGCATGGTTCTTGACATGACTGGCGCTAACTCGCAGTGGACTGGTTCCGGCGCAAGCATTGATGACCTTGCATCAACTGACGCAAGCTCAACATCATCAACATTTAAAAAGTTCAAGCTAGCAATCTCTTCTTCTCTTGGATCATCATACGCTACTACTGACAGCGTGCCTGGTATTCGGATGATGACTGCATCATTTGACCCAAGCTCAAATGATTACTTTGGAAAGATTCTTAACACAGACCCACGCAAATTTCAAGAAGAGCAGCATCTGTTGTATCTTGACTTCACTGTTGAAGACGAACTTACTTCATTAGATGTTGTCGGTGACAGTTGCGTTGCAATTGTATCCGGCTCAAACGCATATCTTGGAAACTTTGGACGTTTTGATACGCGCTTTACCTCACCAAGAACAACAGAATTTATTTCGCAGCCTTTCGGCTCAACAGAATATGATCTTTTCCATTTTGAGACCATCTCAGATGGCGCAATAAGCAATAACAGCTTTAAGATTTCAATTTCAAACGTAAAAGCGTCGACAGACCCTAACGATCAATATGGAACATTTGATGTTGTACTTCGCGAGCTTCATGACACTGACACAACAACAAGAGTTCTTGAGTCATTTACTGGATGCAATCTAAACCCGTCAAGTCAAAATTATATTGCTAAGAAAATTGGCGATACAAAAGTAACGTTTAACTTTGATATGTCTGAGTCAGCAGAGCAGCGTCTTGTCATCAGCGGCAAATTCCCGAACGCCAGCAAAAGAATTCGTGTTATTGTTAATGATCGCGTTGATAGCAAGACAGTTCCAAGTAGCGTTCTCCCATTTGGGTTTAGAGGAGTACCCGTTGTCAGAACAACACAAACTCTTACTGACACTGAGGCCACTCTTTCGATTGGTGGAGTCTCGTATGGGACTCCTGGTCAACTTCCACGACTCAAGTGCGTTTCAACATCTGGAACAAACCTTACTGGTTCAATTGTTCCTCCGCTGCCATTTCGATTCAAGGCAACTCGTGGTGTTGTAGACGGTACAGCATATATTGGATCACCTGGAATATTAGAAATTCCTGATTCACGCTTTCATTGGGGAGTTAAGTTTGAAAAGCTGCAGTCGTCTGGCTCAACATCAGGAAAAGTTCTTGATGCAGTAATGGATTCTAACGGCGGCCGTGACTTTAATCCACTGATCACTGCATACTCAAGAATGCAAGGCATTCAAAAGCTTGACATGCTCGTGACTGGCTCGCATGCTGATGCATTCAACGCAAATAAGTTCACTTTAGCACGTGTTGCACTGTCTAATGAGACGATTGCTGATGTAACTGGTACAGTTGATGCACATATGAAAGAAGCTGCATACATCAGAAATGGTTCACCTGATTCATTCGATTATCGTATCGTTGACACTACATTAAACAGACTCACATTTGCGTCGCTTCTTTCAGATTCTGCAAACACTTTCAATAAGTTCTCAGAATATGCAAAATTCTCAAATATCTTTTACGGCGGCTTTGACGGCGTAAACATTCTTGACGACGCCGCCGCGTTACTTGGTGACAAGGCAACATCAACAGAGTCTGACGGTCGCGCAGCATCTGGATCTCCTGCGTCAGCAGTGACTGGCTTAGGCTACAATCCTGGTGGTTCTGAACTTAGCAACAACGCCGTCTATTCATATAGAATCGCGTCAAAGCTGATGACGGACCCAATGACCACAAGCGTTAATGTGATTGCTACACCTGGAATCAGAGACCCGTTGATCACAGACTACATCACTAGCAGACTTTCAAGCTATGCGCTTGCAATGTACGTCATTGACGTCCCAAATTACTCTGATTCAAACACAAGAATCTTTCCAGGATCAAGCGCAAAGCCAAACGTGACAAGAACTGCAGACGCGTTAACGTCAAGATCACCAGATAACAATTACATTGCTACATACTTCCCAGATGTTTTTGTTAATGATCAAACATCCGGACACAGGGTGAAAGTTCCTGCCTCAGTGGCAGCAATTGGAGCTCTTGCATATAGCGACAAGGTTTCATATCCTTGGTATGCACCAGCAGGTTTCAATAGAGCTGCTCTTGATTTTGTGTCTAACGTTGATGTTAGATTAAGCACAAGCGATCGCGATTATCTTTATGAAAATCGCATTAATCCTATTGCAACATTTCCTGGTAGCGGGTTTGTTATCTTCGGGCAGAAGACATTACAACTCTCTAAATCAGCGTTTGACAGAGTAAACGTTCGTCGGTTGTTCCTTGAACTTAAGAGAGTAATTCAAGGAGTTGCTCGTGGTTTGCTCTTTGAGCCGAACGACGCAACGACACGAGCAACATTCATTAATAGGGCAACACCACTATTAAGCCTTATCAAAGCGCAATCTGGTGTTGATCAGTTTAGAATCATAATGGATGATACAAACAACTCACAGTCAGATGTCGCAGCGAGCAAGCTCAATGGTAGAATCATTGTTGTCCCAACTCGTGCAGTAGAATTTATTGCAGTTGACTTTATTATCACGCCAGCTGGCGTTGAGTTCGTCTAAAACAAATAGTTAAGCGAGAGAAGGAGAATACATGGCAGCGCCAGGCATAACACTAACAGAAATCGATAGCACCGGTCAAGTAACTGAAACGCAACCCTCTGGGAGGGCTGCCGGTGTAATTGGACCTGCAACGCAAGGTCCTGCATTCGTGCCAGTTACTTTTGCAAATAACACTCAATTTAAAGAAGAATTTGGCTATGGCACTGATCTTGTCCATGCTCCTATTGCTTTAAATCAATGGTTAAATAATGCATCTGCAGGAACGTATGTCAGAGTTCTTGGCGCAGGCGATGGAAACGCCCGTACAACGTCAGACGCAAATACCGGAAAGGTAACAAACGCTGGGTTTGTTGTTGGCTCACAAAATGTGCAAACATCAAATGGACAGCTTGGAAACAATCCATTTGCAACTACAGCTGGATTATCTGGTAGAACATATTTTCTTGGATGCTATATGTCCGAGAGCGCAGGTTCATGGGTTTTGTCTGACGCCGGAGTACAAGCATCGACAGCAGCACAGCCAATTATACGCGGAGTCATTTTTGCAGCGTCAGGCGTGCAAATCTCAGTATCAAGTTCAGCGCCTGGTCAGACATCTGACACATATTCCGCAGCAGCAACAACTTCTTCTCCCGCAAAAGGTTGGTTCACTGGATCTCTTGACTTAAGAGGCGGCAAACAGCAGCTTGTTCTTTTCTTAAATGGTCATAAGAACACAGGAAATGGCAGCATTATAACTGCATCGCTTAATCCGGTTGACAAAAATTACATTGCAAACGCATTAAACACAGAACCAAATCGTTTTGAAGAATGCGGTCATCTTCTCTATGCCCATTATCCAATGCTAAGCTCATTTGCAGCCCCAACTGGATCTGGTGTTGCTGCTGAAGCTCTAATACGTCGCCAAGGTGTCACAAGTGCAATTGAAGAAATCGTATTTTGTTTTTCTGGATCACAATCTAGAAATAACGGAACAACAGTGTTCCCAAATTTTGAAGGATTTGAAGATCGATATGCACATCCAGCAACTCCGTTTATTACTTCACAAAATTTTGGATCAACACGATATGATCTCTTTAAAATTCATGCAAGCTCTGACGGATCTGTTGCAAATGAGCTGTACAAGCTAGAAATAAGAAACATAAAATATCCTGCTTCAACATCTGCTTATGCAAAATTTACTGTTGTTCTTCGCAAGTGGGAAGATATAGATCTTTCTAAAGTAGAATATGAGACTTACACTGATTGCGATCTTGATCCTGACAGTGCAAACTACATTGCAAAGAAAATCGGCGACTTAAACGTATATTTTGATTTTGATAGATCAGTAGACGCACAAAAAGTTGTAGAAGAGAGCCTTTACGGGAAAAAGTCACGCAGAATTTGGGTAGAAGTCTCAGATGCAGTTGCTAACAAGCTTATTCCAACAAATACTCTTCCTGTTGCAACACGTGGATATTACCATCTTGTTACTTCTGGATCTGGTTTCCTTTCCACAGGAAGCTTAGGTGCATCAGCACATCTTAACGTGCTAACAACAAACGCAAAAGAGCCTCCTATCTTTTTTAGACACAGCATCAACACAAAAGCTGCAGCCGGCGCTGCTGCAGCAGAGTCTGAGCCGAAGCTTTGCTGGGGACCACAGTTTGAGATTGCAAACTCTCTTACTCGGCCAAACGAAGCAATATCTATGAGCGGAACGCTCAATGTGATGTCCAGCTTCACAAGGTATTTCCCGAAATATCATACTGTTTATCAAAATCCGTGGGTTGGAGACAACGCAGGTGCAGCAACTGTAAACGGATCTGTTGTTGATGCAGACTTATTCAATAAAAACCTGTTCACACTTGAAAATATCCAGGTTCAAACAGGATCTGACAGCTTACCAGACCCGACTCGTTGGGATGAGGCCGTTTATCAAAGAGATGGCGTGCTGGATACTACTTTAGGCGGTCGTTTTGTTGATGTTCTAACAGATTTTACGGGTCGCGCTAATGCATATCTTAAGTTTGTTACATTCTTCCAAGGTGGTTTTGACGGCGTCAACTTGTTTGACCAAGACAAGCGTTATATGCGTGATGCCGCTGTTCGCAGAGAACTAGATAACGCAAATCAAGGTGAGCTTGCTGGTCCGACAGTTGCTGCGTATCGTAAAGCCGTTGATATCTTGAGCAATAAAACATACTCTGATATTAGTCTTCTTGCAATTCCTGACATTAGACATCCAGCAGTCACAGATTATGCTTTGTCTGCAATGCAAACAAAGTTTGACGCGCTTTACATCATGGACGTTGAACAAAAAGACGGAAACAACAATTATGTGACAGCATCGTTGTCAGCAACATCATATCCAGCCGTTAGCATTGCAAATACAACAACAAGATTTAAGAATAGAGGACTGAACAATTCATTCGGTGCAACGTATTTCCCAGATCTTCTTGTGAATATTCAGCCTGGTAATGGATCAACCATATCTGCACGTCTCCCAGCATCTACAATGGCACTTGGCGCTTTTGCGCAAAGCGATGCTAAGTCATACGTCTGGACGGCTCCTGCAGGATACAACAGGACAGTGATTCCGGCGTATAATCTTAGCACGCTACTTTTGGATGAAAACGTTAATACTATCTACGACGCTGGTATTAATCCGTTTGTCTCGACGCCAGCCACATCAGACAGCGCAGGAAGTATTATCATCAACGGCCAAAGAACACTTCTTGTTGAGGGGTCTGCTCTTGATCGTATCAACGTTCGCCGTCTATTGATCGAAGTTCGTCGCAGAGTGAAGGCAGTTGCTTACTCGCTTCTCTTTGAGCCCAATCGCGAGTCAACAATTGCAAGATTTAACTCAGCTGTGACACCAATCATGAAGCAAGTTCAATCGCAACGTGGTGTTGAAAGATATCGTGTGCAAATCGATGCAACAACAACAACGCAAGCAGACATAGAGAATAACACAATACGCGGAAAGATTTATTTGCAGCCTACAAAGGCGGTAGAGTTTGTTTCTATCGACTTTGAAGCAAAGAATGCAGCGGATTTCTAACAGTTACACATTAACAGAATAGTTAAGATACAGGAGACAATATGGCCGAGACGCTATCAGTCACAGACATGCTACCAAATAAGTTCGAACCAAAGAGGAAAAACAGATGGGTTTTCTCAATTGAAGGTATCGATGCTTATCTCATAAAATCAACAAAGCGCCCAAGCGTAAAGACTGAGGAGAAGGAAATCCCTTGGATCAACTCTCGTCGTTACATTGCCGGTAAGACGACATTTGAAACAGTCGATGTTGTCCTCTATGACGCGATTGCACCTTCTGGCGCGCAGCAAGTCATGGAATGGGTTCGCACCCATTTCGAGAGTGTGTCTGGTCGCGCAGGTTACGCTGACTTCTACAAGCGTGATTGCCAGCTTAAGATGCTTGACCCGCTAGGAACTGTGGTTGAGCTCTGGGATATCAAGGGCGCATTCATCACATCAGCTGGATTTGGCGATCTTGCTTACGAGCAAGACGATCTAATGGAAATCTCGCTAACTCTCCGCTTCGATAACTGCGTTTTGCAATACTGAAGTAATCAACAGCCTCAACTGCGATCTGGTAATTTTTACCAGGTCGTTGTTTTGTTTGTGGCAACAAAAAACTGCCAATTATGATTTACTTCTCGATGGTTAAAGATGATAATCAACTATCAATAATCAGGAGTGATATAGATGTCAGAAGCAGATCGCAGTGCGCTTTTTGGTGGTGCAATTCCAGCAGGTATTCAAACACGTGATGTTATGCGTGATGACTTTGGATTTGAAGTTCCGCTTGAGTCAGTTCCGTTGCCTTCAAATGGTGTTGTATACCCACCAGAAAGCTCTCTTCACATGCGAGAGACAGTTGAAATTCGTTCAATGACTGCTCGTGAGGAAGACATTCTAACGAGCAGGGCTCTTATCAAGAAAGGCACAGTCATTACTGAGCTTATCAAGAGCTGTCTTATAGACAAGAAGATTCATGTTCCTGATATGCTAGCTGGCGATAGAAACGCGATCATGGTTGCCTTACGAATCACTGGTTACGGTGCAGAATATGCAGTTGAGGCAGACTGTCCCAAGTGTAATGTTCGTTCAAAGCAAGAGTTTAATCTTGGCGATATGCCAATTAAGCGTCTCCAGATTGAGCCTGTTGCAAAGGGTCAAAATGTCTTTGAGTTTAAGCTTCCTGTGACAAAAAAGACTGTCAACTTTAAGTTCTTGACAGGTCGTGATGAAGAAGAGATTAGCACGATTCAAGAGCGCACGAAGAAACAGGGCGCTCAGGCCGATAACATTGTCACAAATAGACTGCAGTTTGCAATTGTTTCTATTGATGGAAAGACTGACAGGTCTTCTATTAATGGTTTCATTCGTAACATGCCAGCGCGTGACTCAATGTCTCTTCGTAAGTTTATTGATGCAAATGAACCAGGTATCGATATGAAGGGTAATTTTGATTGTCCATCCTGCAGCGACGTGAATGAGGTACGGGTACCGTTAGGTGCCAGCTTTTTTTGGCCTGACGCCTGAAGATCGTGAAGTCTATCTGAACAGTCATTTTTGCTGATGTACTACATGGGCTTTAGCTATTGGGAATGTTACAACATTCCAATAACTTATCGCTCATGGTTCATTACTCGTCTTAACAAAGAGTTAAAGAAAGGCAGCGAGAAAGAAAACACGCCAACACGAGCATTACATCAAAATGATGCGCAGTCAAGATCGCTAATGGGCCTACAACGCGGTGAAACGCCAGCACGGCTTCGTCGCTTTTCGTAATATTTAGCGAAGGAGCACAAAATGTCAAATAACAGTCAGGAAAAGATTCTTGCAGAGATAATCACTGCTGCTGGTCGCTATATCATTGAAGGCGGATCAGAGCCAAAGTTTCTTGGTGATAAAAAGCAAGCGCAGGTTATTAGCAACGCGACTGCGGCTTCACGCCGTCTTTATGAAGCGCTCTGCGATAAAAATATTTCGCTTGAAGCTGTCACTGTAATGATGGATGAAAAAAGAGCAGCAGCTTTACGGTTTGAACAGTGTTTTGGACGTCCTTGGCGCTTCTGATTTTTTGACAGCGCATAGTTAGAAGCATAAGGGGCATAACAGATAGTGGACCCAATTACACCTGCTCAGATTGAATTGACGCAGTCAATGGATCGAACATTAAAGCAAATGCTCGAGACAATGAACAGCGTAAATGCCAGCACTGGTGCGCAAACAGCTGCATTCAATGATATGACTGCTGCAGCAAGAGCAGCTGCACCAGAGCTTAAGCCAGTAGAAGAGGCCCTTGGTGCATTAGGAGAAGCACAGAAAAAAATTGATGGCGGCTTTAAAAGCTTTTCAGATGGTCTAAAGGGTGTTGTTGGCGAAAAAACTTGGGATAAGTTTGCCTCAAGTGGAAAAGAAGCACTTGATTTGCTAAGCATTAACGTTGACTCGCTAACAGATGCAATCGCAAATCCATTTGCTGCTGCTCTTGGGTTTGCTGGCGGGCTTTGGGACACTCTTGTTGTAAAAGCAGCTGAGCTTGCACGCCAGGGTGTCAATTTTGCTCGTGCAATGGAAGAAGTAAGAGACAAGTTTGGTGACTTAACCCAAAACACGTCTCGTCAAGTGATCAGCGATGGAAAAAATATGAGCGCATCGCTGAGTGAGGCAGCAGGTGGAACAGGCGCGTTTGCAAGTAAATTTGGCGTTGGCATAGATGGCGCAATCGCAAGGATGCAAAAAGCATCAGAGATTGCCGGTGATCTTGGCGCAACATTTGATGCGCTTGGCACACAATTCACTGAAGCAAGCGATGAGCTTTATGTCTTAAAAGATGGTCTGGCTTTCACATCTGAAGGATTACAGGCAACTGCAAGACTTGCAATGATGGGCGGGCAAAGCTTAAAGTCATTTAGTCAAAATATTATGGCTTCTGTCGATAAGATTGGAAAGCACTTTGGCATGAGCACAAAAGTTTTAGGTGGAGACGTTGGAAAAGCGCTCGGAAACTTTAAGATGCTTGGAAAAATGACAGGTGACTATGTTAAAGAGATTACAAAAGCAGCAGTGTTTACCAGAAAACTCGGCATAGAAATCACAACCTTGACAGGCCTTGTTGACAAGTTTGACGATTTTGAATCTGGCGCAGAAGCAGCGGCACAGCTTGCTCAAGGGTTTGGACTTGTCATTGACCCACTAAAAATGATGAGCATGGAAGCCGGTCCAAGACTTGCTGAGCTACAAAAGGGATTTGTAGCCACTGGAAGATCAATAGAGTCAATGAGCAGACAAGAGCGGGCTCTACTCGCATCAACTTCAGGCTTGTCAGATGAACAAGTTCAGCTTGCTTTTTCGCAGAAGGGTCTTTCGATGTCATATGATGACATTTCAAAGGGTGCCGATGACGCAGCAAAGAAGCAGGCCTCAACTCAAGAAGTAATGAATGATCTTGCGCTAAACATTAAGAATATTTTGCAAGACATGGAATCATTTACAGGATTCATCACTGCATTTTTTAGTGGTTTTGGTAGAGGGTTTGGAACAAGCAGCGGTATAAGAAACATTTTGAGCATACTTGCGCATCAATTGACACAAGTCTTTCATATTGGTGTATCTGTTGGTAACATGTTCAGTAAAGTGCTTTTTAGCGGATCAAGCCTGACAGGCGCAAAAGGCATGACAGACGCAATTGAAAAGATTGGAGCAATGTTTGTCAACATATCAAAAGACATTCAAGATTTTGTTGGAATTCTCAACGGGGACGACGTTGCAGGTGGAGCAGAGTCTCTTTTTACGAACATTTTCAATCATATAAAAGAGGCATTTGGTGGTGCTGCAGGTAGCTTTGACGTCATAGGAATGGCAAAGCGCTTTGGAATTTTTATACTTCAGATGCTGCAAGGCGCTACAAGCTGGCTTGTAAAAAGTGGTATACCATCGTGGATTGCTGACTTAAAAGCGTCATTCACAAAACCCATCACAGAGGGTGGCGTAGACGGATTTGGAGATGCGCTAAAAGGAATCGGCGCAAATCTTGAGCAGCTATTTCCTCTTGTCATAGAGCTTGGAACAGAGTTTCTTTCAATGATCCCGCGCTTTTTTGCACAATATCCAATTGTAAGCACAATTGCTGCAATGTTTGTTGCTGGTGGTCCAATATTGACGTTTATCACAAGTTTTGGTGGCGAATTTTTTAAGACATTGTGGTCTAACCTTGGACTAATGGCAAGCACAGGCGCAACAACAGGCGCAGCAGATGCATCGCAGGCAGCCGCCGCCGCAGACGTCACAGCTGGCGTTGCAACAACAATGGAGAGCGCGGTTGGCGAGGCTGCGACTGGTGGAGCTGGCATTTTTGAGTCGCTCTTCAAGATTATAGAAGATCCTGCTAAGCTTGCAGCATGGGGCGCGGGCATCGGAATATTCATGATGGCACTTGCTGGTGCAATCCGCGATGTGATGCTTTCATTTACTGAGCCACTACCTGGAAAATTTGGTAAAAGCTTTATTGACGTTGTTGCAGAGTCTGCAAACAAGCTTTCTGCAATAAAAGCTGGAGACTTAATCGCACTTGGTGGTATTTTAGCCGGTGTCTTTGGTGGAATTGGATTGTTTATTTCTGCGTTGGCAAGTGCTTGGGCAAACTTACCGATTGGAACCATGCTAATTGCAGCCGGTATCGGCATGGTTGTTGCGCCAAGTCTTATGGCGACTGGGGCAGTTCTTGGAATTGTTGGCGCAATAAGTGCACCTGCAATTGTCAGTGGAATAGCCAGCGGCATAACAAGCATGTTGTCAAGCGTTATTGATGCATTTACAGCAGCTGAGTTTCTCTCAACTATACAAAAAGCCGGGACTCTTGGC